GGATTTTTTGGTTATTTTATTCATGCCATATTCCATTCGTTATGTTTTAAAGACTTATTTAATAAATATAATATTTTTACAGAAAATATACTTTTTAATAAATGCATGTTAAAAGTAGTAAGTGTTTTTGATTTTCATAGAAATATTCATCATGACACTTCTATAAATAAACAACCAATTAATATAGTATATGAGTTTATAAATAATTTTATATTTCAAGGTATAGTCCCATATTTATTAATTGAGACAATTAAACGATTTGATGTTAGAGTTTGTTTTGTGTGGGGACTGACATATGCGAGTGTTCACAATATAAATTATTATTATTTAAAACCAAAAACACACATGCATCATCATATAGATGAACATAAAAATTTTGGAATTGATATATTTGATATAGTTTTTGGAACAAAATATGACACTACTGAAATTGAAAACATGAATCATATGGGTTATAATTTAATAATTTGTGCTTTTATAATACTATATTTAAATAAATATCTTACTAAACTACTTAATAACTTTAAATAATAGATAAGCCGAATAAAATAATATACCGCCCCAAATAGTGTCTATTAAACTAATTAGTGGACTCCATTTTTTAAAGATTGCTAAATTAGTAGTTTCATATACTCCATAAATAGCAAATCCTAAGAAAAATGCTTCATAAAGAGGTCTTTTTTTTAAAACAATAAAATAATATAATATAAATATTAAAAATACATAACAAAATAATGCTGGAATCAAAGCAAATTCTAAATTGCTGTGTTGTATATTTTTTATCATAGTAAAAAAATTATTTTTCATTAAATATAGATAAATAGAATCTAATAATGTAAAAATAACTGTTAATTTAATAATATCTAATAACATAATATATATAATATATTATATTATATAAAATATATATATATATAATAAAATTGATATTTTAAAATTGATATTTTAAAATTGATATAAAAAATGATATATAATAATGAATAATAGAATGGATGCTAAAAGAAAACAACTGAAACAAATTCTAGAGGTATTAGAAAAATGCACTATTTCGACAAATGATTACAAAGCTTCAAAAGAACCATTCTTCTATAGTGATACTAATCAACAACCATTTCAACAATTTAATAATTTATATGACAACTCGCAAATACCAGAAGGATTAAATAGAAATATTAAAAATATATATGAAATATTAGGACATCCAAAAAAAGAAATCTATATTGATGTCTGGACTATTATGAGTCTTGATGAAGCATTAGAACGGTATAATTATATTTGCGGTCAAGGACAAACCAATGTATTTGATATTGGATATAAATATGCTGGTATGGGATATATTGATGTATTAAGTTGTGATTTGACAGATCATCTATTATTTTATAGAGTGGATGGTGGGTCTAATGATTATGACAGAGTAGATAATTTGAATAATTTAATTACAAATGGGTCACACCCTTATAAGAAATTTTATTTTAGTGATTGGTTTTATTGTAAAGTCAACACATAAATTAACTCTTATATAAAATAAATTAATTATAAGATTACCATTTATTTTTTTTAACATTAATTTTTTGTCCAGTTCTTCTCACTCCTTTAGCTGGATCATATACTTCATCTTCATCATCTGACGCAATGTTTTTAGATATTTCCCAGAATTCACGAGACCCAAGTTTAAAATCTTTATGTGATTCTGCTTTATACCAAAAAATTTGGTCTTGCAGCTTATTTGATTTAACATTATTATTAATAACTAAACATTCAAAATTTTCAGTGCATTGGTCCATTACTTGACAAAACGATTCAAATGTTGGAAACATGCCCGCATAATTTTCATAAATTCGTCTTCTATTAGCAATATATGGTTCTCTCAATATAAATACATAATCAATATTTGTTCTTAATGTTGGCGGAATACCTAATGGATATTGCATAGTAATTATTAACATTATTTTCCAATGACGACCATTCATAAATAGCAAACGCATCATTTTATCTCTCGTCCATCTATCATCAAACAAACAATCATCTAATATCACAAATGCTCTTGGGTCTATTGTGCTTTTTTTATATACCTCCATATCTTTTTTTATTTGTTTTAAAACTGTTTTTTGTCTTTTTAATATATTCTCAATAATAAGAATATTATATTCATCATGAATAAATAATTTTGGAATATGGGTAGCATAAAACCCGTTTCCCGCTTCTGTCCCTGAGATTACTGTCCCTATTGGAATATCTTGGTGATAATATAATAAATCTCTAACTAAAAAAGATTTACCGGTATCACGGCGTCCTATAAGAACAATAACAGGACCTTTAGTTTCATCTGGTCTAAAACTGATACTTTTCATATCAAATTTTTTTAGTTGTAAAGTCATTTATAAGTATTTTAGAAATAAAAATAATATTATTTACGCTAATTTTATTTTTATTTTATTTATTTTTATTTATTTTTATTTATTTTTATTTAGTTTAAAAAATAAAAAAAAAGTATTTTAATAACCTAAATGAATTTTACATATAGAAAATCGCCAAACACAGATTTATTTAAAGATTTTGAGGATCCTAATTTAGTAAACGCTACACATTCGCAAAATTATACGCCATTATATAATAATTTTTTTAAATTATCAGCTTCAAATTTTAATAATATAAATTTAAATCATAAATATAGTTTAAATCGTATAACTGAGAAAATAAGTGAAAATAAATATAAAGGAACAATTAAAAATAATGAAGCAAATGATGAAGCAAATGATGAAGTTAATGATAAAACAAATGATTTGATTGACACAACTATTTTTATAAAATATGCTCCACTATTAGATCCATTTAAGTTTTTAGCCGGAAAATATGATCTTTGCACATTTGAATTACCAAAACTAGATGAAAAATCTAAATTTGAAAAACTTGATTGCCCTAATAATTCAGCATATATAGACAGTTTTTTTATTTATTTAACTAGTCAGTTGTTAAATTATAAAGATTTTTTACATGGAATTAATTTTTATGGCTCTTTTTTAGGAATAAAGCATGAATATATTATTGATGTAAGTGATGATTTAGATATGCTTTTTAATAGTCATTTTTTTTATGAAAATAAACAATTATATAAATTTGTTAATACTGAGCAAGAAGTATTATTGTTTAATGATAAATCTAGACGACATAAAAAACCAATAAAATTTTCTAATGATTGTGATGCTTCATTATTAGATATAGAAATAATAGAATCGCAAATTCCTATACTAGATATTAGTCGAGAGACTTGCCCTGAGACTTGCCCTGAGACTTGCCCAGAGACTTGCCCAGAGACTTGCCCTGAGACTTGCCCTGAGACTCTAATTTATGATAATCTAGATAATCTAGAAACAATAAAAAATAATCAAGATAATGAAGACACTGATGAAAGTTGTTCTGATATTTCGTCTCGTTCATCTAAATCTAGTTCTAATTCTAAATCATCAACTAATGAAGATGGGTCAGAGGAAGATGGGTCAGATGACGATGAAAATAATAGCAATGAGGCAGGCAGCCAAGAGGGTTCTTCAGGAGGTTCAAGTGAATCATCTGATGAAATCAATGATGTGATGGTGTCAGTAAAAGAGTTTCCAGTAAATATAATAACAATTGAATGTTGCGAAAATACATTCGATGATTTATTAGTAAATGATAAAATAGACACTAATGAGTTAACCTGCATAATTCTTCAAGTATTAATGATACTTATTGTATATCAAAAATTATTTAATTTTTCTCATAATGATTTACATACAAATAATATAATGTATGTTAAAACAGAAAAGAAATATTTATATTACAAATACAATGATAAACATTATAAAATTCCAACTTATGGAAAACTTTTTAAAATTATAGATTTTGGAAGAGCCATTTATGAATATAAAGGACAAGTAATGTATAGTGACAGTTTTCATAAAGATGGGGATGCCGCTACTCAGTATAATAGTCCGCCATTTTATAATACTAATAAACCACTTATTGAACCAAATCTTAGTTTTGATTTATGCAGATTAGGATGTTCTATTTATGATTTTATTATTGATAAATATAATGACACAAAAAATATGAGTCCAATTCATAAAATAATAGTTGATTGGTGTTTAGATGATCAAGGAAAAAATATGCTTTATAAAAATAATAATCAAGAGAGATATCCCGACTTTAAATTATATAAAATGATTGCCAGAAAAGTACATAATCATTTACCACATAAAGTACTGCAGCAGAAATTATTCAATAAGTTTATAGTTCCTAAAAAAGAGATTAAATCTGGTTCACTTATAATGAATATTGATAAGATTAGTTTAGATTAGACTAGATTACTAATAAGTAATTATACTAGAAAACTTTTTTTCTAATTCAAGTAAATATTTATGCAATATACTTGTTAATATTGTTGATATTAATATAAATATACCAGCATGCCAAGCAATTCTTTGGTCAAATTTTTTAAAGTATTTATAACTGCCAGACCATGGATTAAACTTATATATTAATAATACGCCAATATAAATTTTAAGAAATTGTTCAAATACAAATAATACATTTTCTATATTATATTTTTTTATAATAATTTCTATTTTAGATAATAAAACTGATAAGTATAACGATTTTTGTTTTATTATAGAAACTATTAATAAATTATTATTACGCCAAATAGATAGTACGATAATTAAAAACCAAGATAAATATAAAATTATAATAAATAATCTTTGATGCCATTTTAAATCTTCATCCATACTATATATTATAATTTTAAATATATTTAAAATATATTTAAAATATATTTAAAATATATTTAAAGTTATATCTTAATATTTAATAGTTAATATTTTTAAAACTTAGGATTATCAATAAATACAGGTGCTTGTCCTAAATTCTTTGTTTGTTGAAGTAATTGTTCATTTATAAAATGCCCAGCAATTACGCTTAAATATACTAAAATTCCGTCAATCACTAATTGTTTTAAATTAACTGTTTCTTTTAATATAAATCTAGTTTCTAAAAATTTTAAAATTATAAATACAATTGAGACAACTGCGGCGCTATATATATATTCCATAATATATAATAAGAATTATTAAGTTTTTTTTTAATTAACGAATTATAATTCAATTACATCTAAGTTTAAATCGATTGAAGAACCTAACGAAATTCTATCAGAATCATCGTTATAACTTTGTTCTTTTGCCTCTTTTATTTTTCTTTCATTTGCTAGTTGCTGTAATGTATTTAAATCTTTTGGCGCCATAACCTCTGAATGAACCCCATCTTGTTTTATAACTATGTCTTTATCTTCAAAATTAATTTTTAATTTATCGAGAGAACTACTCGCCGAACTAAATGCGTTAGCAGGGTTAGAGAACTTACCTGTAGTAGTAGCAACACCACCAGCACCAGCAATATTAAGATTTGAAAACTCATTTTTAAAATCTTTTGCATAATTTTCTAATTTATTATCGGTTAATAAAGGATTTACAGATAAGTCAACCGGAATATTTGCTGTATTATTAGTAGTATCAGGATTTACAGTAGCGTTACCTGCTGGAGGTTGCTGGGCTGCCTGCTGAGCCTGCATATTTAAAACCTCAACTTCTTCGCTTTCTTCCATGTATGATTGTAGAATTTTTTCAACAGGAATATTATCTCTTATTG